TGGCACTTCCAAAAGCTGCATGAGAGTCCCAAGCTTGACTTGTAATTGTACAAAACCAGTAACATCTATGATGAAATCATCATCCTTGTCAATGGCTTTCACAGCTCGTGGAATTTCAGTCAATTCGGCACGACACTTGAAATACATTTTCTTGTGTAACCAAGTTTCATCCTCAATTAACAAATCAACACTTGGGTCTCCATCATCATCAATTTCAATGTTAACCCAACCAGAGCTGGGGTTGTCCGCATCCCCCTCAACACAAACAAAAACGCGTTGACCATCAAGAGAATGTTCAGGTAACGCAGTCGGTAGAATTTCAAAACCAAAAGGAGATATTTTTGGAGTTTTCTTGGATTTAGGTGGATCTGCTACAGGTAAGATCTCCACAGAATCATCATCGGCAAATTTTGCAAGTGACAAACCAAAACGAGACAAAAAGAAACTCGGCGCCATGGTTTCACCTAATAACGCCCGTGAAGCGTATACTTGCCCTTGAATGTCAACATGAAGCGATCAGAATTGGCAGGTTTGTCGACGACATCTGTCTCCGTGAAAGCGTAAAAGAACACCGGACGAGAATTATCATTGTCCGGTCCCTTCAATAAATCTTTCATGGTGTCATCAAATTCACATGGTATTTGCACCTTAACAGTGCCTGGATCTCCAGTGCCACCATAGGTAACATCAATCGCCCCATGGAGTGCCACCATTTCTTCTGCTGTTGTTGGTGTCACCACGCCAGCTGCAGCCCAACCACCATAAAAAGTGCACATACGCCCATAGATGCCAGGGCGAGGTGCAAGACGCACGGACAACTCCTTCCACACGCCAATTGGATGATGCTTGAGCAACTCTCTGGCGCCAGTATTGGTCCAAGGCTCGTAGCGCATCACCGAGCCGAAAGTGGTGGTCAAGGTTGTAGCAGTCTTCACTTGTACTGCCCCAGCGAACTTGTAATCTTGATCTGAACCATATTCTGCGATCAAACGGCTTGCGGTAACTGAAGGCATGGTCAGGCAATTGTCGTTACGTCAAATTGCTTTATCAACTTGTCAAGCCTTGCACGTTCCGACAACAACTTCCCAATCTCCAAATTGATCTGGGATCGATCTCCTGGAGGAGCTGCTGTTAAACGAATTTGTTTCTGTTTCAATTCGCGGGCGAGTTCCAATCTGCGTGCCCGAAAACCGTCTTCCTCCGAAGAAGCTTGGGTGATTGCACTAGATGTTGGTGTGTCCACACCAACAACTGACTCAAGGCTCTCAAGGGTGTCCGCACACTCTTCTAACACTGCAAATTGTTTGGAAGAAAGAAAATGACCCTCAATATGGCCAATTGAAATAGCGGTAGAATTGCACTGTGTCAAGATATTTCTGATGGTGTGGGCAATGCTCTCATCCGACATTTCAATTGTACTGTAATTGTAGTTAAGCTGTCCACTCGCGATGGAGTTCGCGTGTTGAGTACCAAATCAACATTAAAGTGGGGTGTTTGCTCCTTAAGCCTATCGCCAGTGAAGGCCGAAAATAGACCGACATGCGCATCCGTCCTCTCGGGCCGAACAACTTTCCAGAAATGAGGTTTGGAAAGATTGTCGCCTCGCCTCATCGATTTTTCGACTTCGCGATGCCAGTGGGAATTACTTCCGATTGGCCGACC